AAGTGCAGCAATCTCACGAGAAGTTTTGGCTGCTTGAGTTGCTGTCTGTCCCATGGACTTGATTAAGATTTGCTGACTGCGTGCAAGATCATCATTTGAAACACCCAACTTGGAAAGAACAGTGTTGGTTTTGATTAGCTCTTCTCTAGAAGCTCTAGACATCATTGTAAAGTCCGAAACGTTTGCGAAGAGAGACTGGAATGAGGCACTCACTTCTTTGACTGTTCCGCCAAATGCTCGCGCTTCATTTGCCACGGTTCCCAAACTTGATGCGAACTCTTGGCTTGCGCCTGTAATTTTCATAAATTCATGGGTAGCGTCAGCAACCGCCATTGCAAGTTGTATAACTTTTGCTGCCAGAGCAACAGCTACGCCTATTAAAGCAAAAGAAGCAGCCAAGCCTCCAATAGCAGCAATAGCTCCTTTAGAGCCGCCAATTGCATCTTTAGAAAGTTTAAACAAAGAATCTTTAAATGATCCTATGCCGTCTTTGATAGCATCTCCAGCAAAAGAGTCGAGCATTGTTTTGCCAAGTTTTTTCAAACCACCTGTAAGATTTCCTTTCAATAAGTCGCCAAATGCCCCAACAAGTTCATTTGTTGTTTCTTTAGCGTCTTTGATAGTTTTGTCTAATTTTTCGTAGTCCTCTTCCATCTCTTTTATAGAGGATTGTTCAGCTTTGCCTTCTTTTACTAATTCTTTTTGTTTATCAATTCGTGCTTGAAGAGCTTTTAGTTGGTTTTTAGAGCGCTCTTCTTCTGTTTTGGCTTGAGTAACCAAATCATTGTAATACTCTACTTCTTTTTGTAGAAGAGCCAAGTTTTTTTGTCTTTGAGTCCCTATGGTTTCCAAAGCTGTTTTTTGCGCAGGAGATAGCTGACCAAGTTCTTGTAGATGTTTTATTTGCGCCAAAGTTAATTCGTTTAGTTCACGACGTAACTTTACTTGACTTTCTAGTTGGGCAGTCTCGGCAGCTAGCTGTTCTGCTGCTTTTTCTGCTGCTGCCTGTTCTTCTGGAGTCATACAATACTACCTCTCCCTATAAATAGCCTTCTACATAAAAAGCAAAGGCTCCCGAAGGAGCCTTAAACTATCTAGCATATTCTTTTGGAATTGGTGGCTGGTTGCTTGGAGTCAATTCTTGATAAGAAGAGTTTGATTGTCCCTTAGAGGCTTTCTTGATTGCTTCAGATTCCATCTCAAGCTGTTTGATAGTCCTCTTAACAAACCAGTTTCTAAGACCTATAGGCAGGCTATAAGCCTCCGAAAAACTCCAACCGCCGTTATACTTGAGGAAGAAAATTTGTTCATAAACTCCCTCGTTGTATTCATCGGTCAGGCCAAAAAAAGTCCGCCGTAAGCGGCACCTCCATTTCTTGTGTATGTCCGCAGTTGGTACAAGAGAATTGCTGGGTTAGATCGACATCGGGGGTTGCTTGGCGAATAATAGCACGAAGGTGACGCGAATCTCTTGAGGGCATGTTCTCAACTAGATAATTAATCGCTTGTGGAGATGAGTCTCCGTTTACACTAACAACGATAGAACGCAACTGCTTAGAGACTAGCCCTTCAGTATTTCTCTTGTTTGTTAGAGCAACTTCTTCACGTCCAGTGAGCAATCTTGCTCTAATTTCTGCTTGAGTTCTTGGAAGAATGCAACCAATTGTTCCATCACCGTAATCAGTAATACCCAGATCTTCTGAAAGATTTCCATGCTCGACGTGGGCATCATTCAAATCAAACTCGTATTGCTGCTTTGTTTCACATGAAGGGCACTGTACTGTAGTAGTGTAATCATTGCCATACCCGGATACTCTAGCAGCAATGATGATAGCGTTTCGATCACCCACAAGAAGACTAGAAGGTCTGATTGACTTGTCTACTATGAGACTTTCAATTAGCTTCTCTAGTGCTACGCCTTTCTTTAGAAGAGTTCTCGAAGTGAGAATGTCTTCTTCTTTAGCAGTCATCTGCTTGATTTCAATAGAGTCTTTTCCGTGAAGAGGGTGACCCTGTGCATAAAAGCGACCCTGTGATGGTAGGTCCACAAATTCAGTTGGAACTACAAACGAGAAACCCCCGCCACCCTGTTGGGGCGGAGGGCTCGTGTCAGGCTGTTGAACGCCGCCTAGACGATCCTGATTTCTTGACAATTTACACCTCGCGTTTAGTTATTGTCTATTAAGCTTTGAAGAATTCGTTTCCGCCAGAACCATTTACAGCAGAAGAGTTAGTAAGAGTCTCAACTCTTGCCCAGTCAAAACGAAGCTCTACGGTTGTTGTAGAGAGTTCGTCACTGGTGTAATCTAGATCATCCTGTTTTATGCTCATAATGAAAGCATTCCAAAGAGTCCAAGACTCTACTGGGTTGCCATCACCATCAAGCTGGGTGATTAGAACAGTACCAAGAGCACCGGTTGCCTTCGCCTTGGAGATTGTTCCAAGTGAGTTAGCGTCCGTGGGGGGAGTGTAGCCACCTGCTACAACAATGTCAGAGAAGGTAGCAGTAACGTCTGGGTCAACAGGATCAACAAGTGTAACAGTTACAGCATCCCAAGTAACATTACCGGGGTAATAAAAAGTGTGACCTAGGTATTTGTGCTCGGCAGTATTAACACTGAAGCCGGGCTTAGTAGCAGTCTTGGCATACCAAAGGAGGGCACCTCCCTGAGCAGCGTTAATTCCTTGGAATTCTACGGTAAATCGATGTTTACGCTTTGGATCTTTTAGGGTTGAGTCTTGACCGAAGTTTGTTGACCAGAATGGCATTTGTTAGGTTCTCCTGTAATTCATAAGTAAGTAGTGGGTGGGGGCAAAAGCCCCCGTTTATCAATCGTCAAATGATGCGCCGGTTGAAGCGACCACAAAGTCAATTGCGATGTATTCAATGGCACGGGCGGGCTTGATCATGATCTTCGCATACATGATGTTCTGATCAATTAGATCTGGAGTTGTTGTACTCTCGTCAAGAATGAGACGGTAATCAGAGATACCAAACTGAACCTTGACGTTAGCGAGGAATGGCTCAATGAGACCCTTGAAGCGGTTCCAAGTTGCCTGTACGTTCTGCTCAAAGAGAATCTGAGTAGAAAGGATGGAAATCTGCTTTTTGAGGTAGATGACTAGACGACGCACATTGATGCGATCTAGAGCAGATGGGCGCTCTTGTAGAGTCTTCTGACCGAACACTACGATACCACTGCTTGGGAAAGAAGCGATTGGGTTAATTCGTGCTTCGTATAGAGTATCACGATCCTTGGAAGTAAGGCGCTGTGTCACGTTGGACACAGGAATACCGGCAGCACCATCAGATAGCCCACCTCGGTTGAAGCCTGCGGGTGCAAACCAAACTTGTGACTGTCTTTCTGAGCTAGCAAGTACGCCCATCATGGCGACAGAGGGCGGAATCCAAAGAAGCTGACCAGTTGGTGCATCCAAAGTCTGTACCCAAGGGAAGAATGTGGCACCGTAAGATGAGTCTAGCTGTCGGGTACGGAGAGCGTTTGCTGAAGTCTGTGCGTTACCAACAACTCTTGCCTGACGGTTTGACTTGTATTCCTCGTGTGGGGGAATGTAGACATCTGGAAGGTCAATGATGGCCATTGCGTCTGCTCTCTCCTCACAAACATCAACCATGTGTGCTGTTAGTCCAGTGTTTGTCAAGCCGGGAACAGCAAGTAGATTCATGTCTACAGACTCAGGATCTGCTATAGTATCAATTGCGCGGCGGTATGTGTTCTGTCGGTAATCAGTAAGCTGATCGGAGCCCATTGACTTGTTGAACATGGGGTCGGGCTTGTAGATGTCGAAGCCGTCAAAACCACCGTACAATGGAACGGTAAAGCGGTTGTATCCATCAGTTTCGATTAGGAAGTCAGAGCCACTGGTAGCTGTGCGGCTGGTACCGGAAGCGCGAGAGCCACTTCTGTAGAAAGCAGCACCGCTCTTCTTGACAACAACGTCGTCGAGGCTGAAGTAATATGCAGCCTTGGTCTCGCCGGGCCAGTATCTGTGTGGGTCTCTTACTGAAGAATCAGGACGGGATGCACCACGAGTTTGAGTTGTCTGTATGCCGAAGTAAGCATTCTTCTGGTCTGTCAAGCCTTCATCTGAAGCACTGAGACGGAGCCTTACACTTGGGAAAGCGAAGGAAGCGGTTGACGACTGGCCTCGGACAGGCACACTACTTGTGGCAAAAAGGCTGCCGGATTTTGATGCAGTAGAGCCAGTGTAAATGAGGGCGGAGGATCCGAGTACTTTACCAGCAGGGGCAGCAGTCTTTGGTGCTCTTAAGTGTGAGACTGTAGCGTACTTCTTGGGACCTTGGAAACCAAAGGGGAGGTACTTGGCGTCAATAGCACCATCTTCCACGGCTTCATTCATTACCACTCTAACAAACTTAGACTGATTAGCGTATTCGCCGTAATGACGTATTCTGCGCTCTGTCTCATTCCACTCCATGTACATGTTGCCAATCTTTCTGGCAATGAAGTTTTCTGAAGTGGGGTCAAGGTTTAGGTTATCAAATCTTTCGACGATAGAAACTCTAGAGTCCGTGTCGTTGACTGAACGAAGAACAATGGAGAAAGAACCATAATCAGAAGTTCTAGAGTTAGAAGGCTTGATGTTCTCAACAGAAATTTTAATGTTTTTGCTTAGCCATTCGCCATGCCCACGACCAATGAAGTAGAACAACTCTTGCGCGCTCTGTGCAGTGTAAGAGCCTGCTGTTCCCAAGTCCTGACCTATGAAGTAGCCAGTCTGTGCTTCACGAGAGCCCTCGCGGCTCTTGTGGGGACCGACAGATGTATTGTCAGCTTGAGCAATTGGCATAATAATTCCGGTGGTGCCAGCAGCAGTTAATCCATTATCAGAAATAGTTTGCTCGAATGTTTCTCCAAGGAAGTATTTTTCTTCCAAATCGGCTGTGTAGAAATCACTAGCACCTTCATTGCCAAGTTGTGGGTTGGTATTAAACACATTTCTAGCAAACTTGCTATCTCCGAGTCTAAAGTTAAATTCGTATTGTTCTGCTCCACCGCCACTGCTACTAACACGCAAAACATAGTTGTTGCTGCTGTTGGGTGAGATAAATGTACCGACAGAACTTACACCTTTAGTAGCATCTCCGGAATAAGCACCTGATAGCAGAACTGATGCTGCATTATCAACATACCAGATAGCAGCCAATGAGCCAGTACCAAAGTTTTTGCCACTCTTATCAGAATCTTTGAAGAGCCAGAGACCATAAGCGCCACCGTTTGGAGCAATTGTGGCTTCTGGGGAGCCAGTTGTTTCCCAACCAGATTTGCCCGCAGTAGTGGCATTTACATTTTGCTCACCCAATAGGCGAATGTATGTAAGTGGGGTAACGTTAGCGTCTAGATAAGCCTTGGCTGCGTAGGTGCCGTACATTGGTGACTGGTAGTTGCCGTCACGGTACACATCTCCACCACGATTACCGGGTACTGTATCGCCAAAGACCTCAACAAACTCAGAATATGATTCGACCTTGATGGGCTGCATGGCGGGACCACGCGATGCGCGCCCAATTACCACTGGACCGATTGTGTCTGGTCTGCGTGGACGGAAAGAGTTATCAATTTCGTTGATAAACACACCGGGAGACACAAACTTAAAGCTTTTTACTGACATTCTATGAACCTCTCTTTATAGAAACAATGCTAAATAGCATCCTTAATCACAATGTAAATAGTAGGAGTAGTCTCAAACAGACTTCAGGATGTGTCTAGCCGATAAAAAAGTTATCATTTCCTGCTGGGACAACCGTCTCTCTTGGAAAAGTTATTTCAACTATACTTTCTTCTTTTGTTACAATGGGTCTATCATCAGTGTTGCCTTCGCCTATTAGATAGCCGAGAACTTTGATGTTTACTTCGCTTGTGAATTGTCTTTCATCCTCTCCTAAAGTGGCGACATTGTTGCTTTGGGTAAAGCCTTGGTCGATAAATGCTTCATAGAGGTGACCATTCCTTCTCATGATAAAAGAATTTATTTGTCCTGTTCTCGTCATGAAGGGCTGGGTGAGATCATTCATTTGCTGTTGGTATTCGGTCTTGACTATGATTTTGTAATCGAGATTAACGTAAATGGGTATCGGAATTGAAAGAGTTTCAATGACAACCTTCTTGTTTACCCTTGGGAAGTTTTTCTGACGAGTTCCTGAAGTATTTGTGCGTGTATTGCCAACAACAGCAAAGTTTCTAGTTTTATCTTGCTTGATTCTCTTTGCTATCGTTATCCTGCCGGTCCTACCATTGCGTTTATCAGAGAAAATGTGCGCTTGATAACCGCCTTTTCTAGAAGGGTCTTTGGTAATCCCTGTTCTTTCTATTGTTACAACAGGAAGAATTATGGCGTCTCCACCCATTTCATCAGGAGTTCTTAGTTCTTTATTGTTTTTGATCTGAAACGCTCTTTCGGGAGTTTGCCAAATGACAGGAACTCTTTTGTTTCCTTCATTCGTAATTGTTGAAAGATCTAAATCCTCTTTTAGCCAAGAAGTGATTGCATAGTCAATGTCTTCAATACGAGAACCCAACATTCCTATCTCTTTGAGACTAAAAGTGTCCCTATCGTCAGGTAGTTGTGCAAAATCAAAGTTATCAGGTAGCATCGAATAGTCCCTTACGTGCTCTCTTACATAGGGTAGAGATTTCAAATGTGTTGTTTACTTGACCAAAAAGCTTTCTCTGTGTTGATACTTTTGTTATTTCGTAATAGATGTCTCCATACAAAACAAAGTCGCCTTCTCTCACAAATAAGTCTTGGTCTTCGGTTAGTCTGCGTTTATGAAAATGTATGGTAAGCTGCGAGGAGTTATCAATACCAACAGAGTCAAGGTATGATGTACTCTCGTCATCAAACTTAACAAGGGCGTAGACTCTCACAGGAGGCAAGAAAGTTTTTTCTATAGCCTCTCCGTATAGGTCATGAAAATTTGTTGTCTCCAAGTCGATAGGGTAATAAAGTATCTGTTGTCCAATAACCTTTTCTACAAGCTCGTCATTGACTTGTTTAACAAGATCTCGCTCCTTTTTACCAAGAAAGAGGGGAGGCGGTGGTGATGCTGGTCTAGACCATTCGTTATCTGACATTTAATTATCCTACGAAGATAGGTAGTGGAGAGCGGCGAAGAGTTTCTTCTGCTGCTGTAACCTTCTCTTGATCTTTCTTGGCAAGCTCAGGGTATTCTATTTCTTTTAACATGTCTGCAAGTTTCTGTCGCAATTCATCTTTTTCTTTTTGTGCTTCAGACAAAAGAGAAGAATAGTTAAGAGTCACTGACTCGCCGGGGATTGGAATAGACTGAAACTTGCCACGAATTTGGCCCAACATCTCTTTGCATAGTGCAAGAGCATAATTACGAATCCATTGCTTACCCATAGAGTTGATGTTCTCAAATGGTATGTTATCAAACGGAAGTGTATTAATGTTGTTAACTCCATTAACACCAGTGTTGGTATCTCCACCCTCTCCCCAAGAATTATCTGCAATTCTGAAACGAACCCATACGCGGTCGAGATAGCCAGAAAAGTTGTCTTTTCCGCGCGGAGTCGGATATAGCCTCAGCTTATTATCAAAAATTTCGTAAGAGTAATGAGAAGTTCTGGTGTAGAGAGAATCTTCATACATCATTGCTTGTAGTTTGTTCTGCCAAGTAGGAACAACCTCGAAGGTAGAATCGTCTGCGTATTGACCGTAGGTTGAGTAGTTGCCTACCACACCCATGCCGCCATAGTAGCCATAGAAGCGCCACATGGCGATTGGGGAGCGATAAAAAACTTTATCGATTATGATTCTAGAGTTCCCAACTTTTCCAGCATAAGGCACGGCACCGCCTGCATCATCAAGCCCTGTATTGGAGGCGGCAGAAATAATTGTTTGAAGATCATAATCTTGTTGATTTTTTACAGTGGTGAAAGAGGCAGAGTAAATTGGCGTAGTGCCACCAAAGCCTGCCATGGTGGCAACAGCATCACCTACTTTATTTGCGTATGAGAGAGTGATCTTCGTATACTGTAAGTTGGCACCATCTGGTCCACTTAATTTGTTACCATTGTGATCAAATGTTCCTGTTACCTTGCCAAGAGCATCTGAAAGAACGTTTCTGCCCTGATGCATGTTGAGTATGTATGAATACTCTAATACTGCTTCTTCGTATGCTGCATAAACATTGGCGTTTGTAAGTTCAATGTCAACTACATCGCCGCCAAGTCTCTTATAAACAAAATCTACCTGTTTGGCAGCACCAGTTAGAAAATATTGTGAACTGCTGTAAATTCCAAACGGCACGGCGAGCGCAACGTCAGATGCAGAACCAGTAGATGAAAGTATAACAGCACTAGTTTCGGAAAGTGGTTGTAAGTTTGTGGGCATTCATAGAGCCTCCTAGTCGTAGTAAATAGTGAAAGCACAAACAAAAGCCCCCTCACCTTAATAGATGAGGGGGCAACAAACGTTAGTTTGGTTTACTCTGGCTTGGTTGTAGGTTTGGTTGTTCTGCGCTTTCTTGTTCTTTTTGGCTTTGGTGCCTCTTCGACTACAGCCTCTTCTTCAGGCTGCTCAACAACAGGGGTATCTTCAACCGGAGCCTCTTTTTTTACCCTAGATAAAATGTGATTACGAAAACTCATGATTATCCTCCTTATTATGCGTCTGGAACAGAATCAGAAGCAATTCCCTCTAAAGTGATCAAAAGCTTGCCAGCGGTGTAAGTTCCAGCACCGGAGGATGCTCCATTCACAAGATAAAGAAATTTATCAGCGTCAGAATCAAAATCGTGAAGAGCTACGGCTGCACCAACTCTAGATCCTTTGGCGTGGCTTCCACCTGCTGCGACATATACATTGGCGTTGGTTACTGCTCCACCTTCCGTATCATCTGACGCTGATCCACCGTGCAAATCAATATCGGCAGATGCGCCTGCTGGTGCTTCAACGCAAGCAATTTCTGCGTAAGTTATGTATCCGTGTGTTGCTAAGGAAAGAGTAGCAATACTACATGTTGAAAGACCATTTCCACCAATGATATCACCATCAGTAGCCTCAGCAACTGTAGTGTTTCCACCCAAATCAACAGAAATTTCTGTAATGATCTTGTTACCTTCTCTTCTAGTTGTCTGTCTAGTAACAGAAGGAGCGCCCACTCCTGCTGTAGCTGTGTCAGTTACGCCTCTTGACGAGAGAGACTTAAGCCTTTTACGTCCAATTCTTCTACTTCCCATAATATTTTCTCCTTTTAATTATGTTATTGCAATAACTTGTCCTATTCAATGAATTATTACCAGCCACCTCGGTAATAAAACTTTCTAAGGGCAGTGGCCTCGCCCAGAGGAGAATATTTCAAGTTACTTTAAATAGTTATCTTAAAACAAAAAGCCCCCTACCGAAGTAGGGGGCTTAGGTTTAGTAAGTGGGCTTACCTATCAGGAAGCGCCTTGCTCACCTAGGAGACCACGGACGACAACTAGACCGTACATATCTGGACGAACCATCTGCTTCGCGTAACGGGTCATAACACCCTTACGCGGAACGAAGTCTTCCGGTCCAAAGATTGTGGGAGTAGTCTGTAGTGGCACGTAAGGTGCGTAGACATAGCCGCTTTCGAGGAAAGAAGCACCGCGACGACCAACGAGGATCACGTTGCGGAGGAAGTAGGGGTCAACAATGACATCAAACTTCTTGCTTAGTGAACCAGTGCGGAGAGCGCCGATGGAGCCCTTCTCGTCGTCGTGAGTGACAGCAGCACGGAACCCAGCGGTGAACTCAAGGATGTTGGCAACTTCGGGTCCACAGACGACGAAGTTAGCACCACCACGAAGAGTCTTGCGGTGAATCTGTGCAGAGACATCGTTGATGGTCTCAACGAGGGTCTCGTACCACTCAGAAACGGTACCGGTGAAGTCAGGAGCAGCAGCAGCGGCACCTAGCTCGTTGCCGTTAGCGTCAACGAAGAGACCGGGTGCGCGTGACCAGTAACGGGTAGCTGCAGTGGCACCGTTAACGAGGTCAGCGAGGATCTCACGGTCAATCTCAAGAGCAATCTGCTCGGAGAGGATTGAGGTAAGCTCGACTTCGGCATCCAAGTTATGGTATGCGTTGAGGTCCTGACCTAGCTCTGGGGTCCACTTAGCCTTAAGCTTCTTGCTCTGAGCGGTGACCGCGATGGAATCGACTTTGATGTCGATCTCAGGAATGTCAGCGTTCTTCTCAAGTGGGAAGAGGTCGCCAACGACTGCACCGGGCGCTCCAGAAACAGCGTCAATCTGATCCTGTAGCGGGTAAACGAAGTCAGCAGCAGCGAGGGTGCTACCAACAACAGCAGCAGCAGAGGTAGAGGAAACAACTGAGCTTCCACCGACGATGACGTAACGGATTGCTTCGCCGCCATCAGAAGCCAACATGCTGTCTGCGTTAGAAACGCGAGTAGTCAAACGACGAATCTGATCAACATTGTTGGTATCAAGTGAGCC